CTGCTAATGCAATAGGTCCTATAGTAGGAACATCTAAATTAATAGCTGCATCGGTTACATTAGAGGAAGATATTTTAGAAAACCCAGAAAGTGCGGGGACTTCTGAAGTATTAGCTGCATCTATGTCCGAAAAATTAGAGAATTTTATACAAGAAACTTTGCCTACGGGAGATGAACCTTCCAAAGCATTAGAAATAGCAGAGCTTCAGGCAGGGTTAGCCAAGTTTGCTGATGCAGGTAATACCCTTAATGCTAATTTAAGTGCTATTAAGTCGGTACTATCCGACAGAGCTGCAGGAATATTAGAAGAACCTAAATTACGATTAGATCATTTAATTACATTAGAAGATCCTCTATTAGATACAGTCGTAGATAATTTTAATAAATATGTGGAGGATAATATAATCCACCCCTATGAAGAAAATATAAAAAACTTCGGAACCTTAGCTGATATCACACAGATTGAATTTAAAGAAGACCTTCCAATGTTCGATTTTACTTACGGACCTCCTATATCGAAAGATGGTATGTTTATATTATCACAGGACGGTCTATACTATGACTCAGTCAATGGAGGAATTCCAGAAGTTTCAGGGATAGTAATAGCCAGCAAAAGCTGGGATTTAAAGCACGCACCAAATTTAGGAGGTAAAGGTGAGGTTTATTCCAACGTTAATCTTAAAAATGTATCAAACAATGTATTCGAACAGAACCATATAGTTGAATCTGATCTTGAAAACGAGTATTACACTTCGGATGAAGTCCTACGTATAATTAACACGAATAAACAACTCCACGTAGATTTAATACAGTCACAGATAGCTGATTTAGCCGCGTCAGGAGTTGCGGATGATAGTGCTGTAATGGTTAACTACTACAATAACATTGGAGCGATTACCTCAATGTACAATCAGCGAATTTCAAAAAGGAAAAAACAACTGCAGCTAGTTTCTATATTCGCCTCTAATATTTACAGTCATACTGTACAGGGAGATAAGTTTAAAGATTTAGGTTTAGGTGCTGGAATTTTAATACATAATCAAGGTACAGAGTTAGAGCCCAATTGGCATCCTATAGAAAGAATTCCTATAAATGATTTTTCATTCCTTAAAGGTACGGGAGCTGGAACTACGATAGACCAACAGGAAAGTATTCTAATGTTTTCCGAGGATTTAGATGATACAGTCCTTCCTATTACCCCTAATTTCTCCAAACCTTTAACTCAACCATATGCATACTTGGATAATTTTACCATATCTCCTGTAGAGGAAGGAGTATTCCCATACATCGAAGGTGATTCTAGCGTGTCTTCAGCGGCAACTACTATCCTATCACTATCAAATTCAGTAGTACAGGAAGGGCTGATTCTTAACTATAATTTTTTAGATCCTAAAGTATCAGATGCATCATCCCTATCCTTTACTATACCTGACGAAGGACCTAATAGATCTGAGGCTCTTAACGGTCAACTAGTAGCTTCTTCTACAGCCTCAGTATTTCCTTCAGGTCTTTCTGTACCTAAACTTACAGGAACCAACGGGGGTTCATACGTCCGTCTTCCTAATAATGTTACAGTGGATGGTATTGATCAAACAGTTATAACTCAAGATATTAATAATCTGTTCTACCCTGCTAACCGTACGTATAATAAAGGAACTAAAAAGGGAGGAGGAGCCGCTTTTGATTTCTGGGTCCATATGCCAGATCTTACATTCACAGATTCCCATAGGTATAGGATAATAGCTGCTTGTGAAAATTCAGGAGGGAACGCTAACTCTGGTACCCACCATAGTGGTGTAATAGCAACTCGTACACTTCGCAATGGTGCTATAGATACCTCTAAAGTTCACGGGATGGTTATGGGGTTTAGAGATAAAGGAGGTTCTAGTACTCCATCAGGGTTAGAATTTGGAGTTTGGCCTACAGTATCTCAGAACTTTAATTCAGGGGAAATAGGACACAGCATCGCTATAGCTGAAGATTTAGATAATAATGAATTAGGTCTTACAGTGTCAAGTTCAGTTGAACTTGAAGGTATTAGTATTGTGGATACTAGCTCAGCTTTTGTACACATGTCCGTAGTATTTGATTTTAAGGATAATTTACTTAATATTTATGCGGATGGGGTTCTACTAAAATCTGGAAACCTTTCAACCGCGTTTGATATGCAGCAGCATCAAACCTTAAATATACCATCCATTACTTCGAAGGGGAATGATACTGGAGATTCATTAATATCCAGCTGGGAAGCTTCCGGGGACGTAGGACCCAATGTAGGACTACTAGGGTTAGGGTTTACCCCTTGGATTTTAGGAGGGGGATTCTCGGATACTATTCCTAAAACTACTTACTTAGGAGCATCTTTAGGGACTTATGATCCGGGATTTCTAGGGTATAATACGAACTCCCATTACGGTGTACCTCCTGCATCTCAGCACTCCCCGACTTTGGGGAGTAGAACCCCAAGCCCTTCTAGCGGGTTAGATGGGTTAATCGGTAGTTTTAAACTATACTCTAAAGCCCTATCTAATAGGGAAGTGAATACTAATTTTAGAAACCAACAAGGCTTCTTTAAAAATATTAAAATATCTTAAGTATGGAAAATATAAATCTATTAACTACATCAAAAATACCTTCATTCTATGGGCTAGCTTTCCCTGTGGTAAAAGGTTTGGGTGGATTCTTTACTAAAACTGATGGGGTCCAAACGACTATGTCAGGTTTAAAGCAGTTAATTTTAACCAGTAAAGGTGAAAGAGTTATGCGACCAGACTTTGGAACATCTTTTAGAAAGTCTGTATTCGAACCTATGACGTCCGCTAGAGTCAATAGCTTAGAAAATGAGTTAAAATATGCTATAAATAAGTACCACCCTGAGGTAGACATATTAGAACTAAGTGTTAAGTGGGATTCCCGAGGCGTCGCTAGTGATAGAAACACTCTTTTAATAACTCTAAACTTTCAACTAATAGGGGAACACTTTACCCCTCAAATCTTAAACATCGTAATATAATGCAAACTATCCAAGGATCCTATAATTTAAGTGCTTTTGACGGCACTATAGACTCAGACTTTTTAAAGTTTGGAACTTTAACTCCTCAAATTAAAGCTGGTTTAATTGACTACTCCGCTGCTGAGTTTGGGGAATATAGGGAATCCTTAATGAAGTATTTAAAAGCCTTATACCCTACTGATTATAATAGTTTTGCAGAGTCTGATTTAGGTGTAATGTTGTTAGAGATGTTCGCATACTTAGCTAGCGTAATGTCATATAAGACGGATATGATTGCGAATGAGAATTATATCACCTCCGTTCAAACTCCTGAAAATTTAAGAAAACTTTTACAACTTATCGGAGTAAAGATGAGAGGACCTGTTAGTTCTAAAGCAGGAGCCACTTTAGATTTAAAAGAGGGAGTCGCTGCTAGTGCTGATGTGGTAATAGATTTTGACAATAGAACATTCTCAGTTCCTAGTACTAAAGACTCATCTATGTTATCCTTTACTTTGTACAAGGTAGACAGTACTGGAAATATAAAAGATATTGACCAGGGACCTATTACCTTACTTAAAGCCGAGTCTTTAAACGCAGCAGGTGCAAAATTTTCTAATTTGATTTTGCTAGAAGGTGTAGCCTATTCGCAGACAGGAGTATTCTCCAACACTAATAGTATACATTCTATTGACCTAAAAACTCCTTCTATCGTAGAGGGAAGTATAGTAGTAGTTGCAGAGAATGGGGACGTATATGGAGAGATTGAAAATCTATTCCTGGCTAATAAAGATTCTAAAGTGTTTAGTAAAACCTACCTAGATGATTACTCTGTTGTTCTAAATTTCGGAGATAATATTAGAGGTCAATCCCCAGAGTCTGGATCTTCTTATACTGTATACTATAGAGCTGGAGGAGGAGATAGGGGAAATATTGTATCCGATTCTATTGGTGTAAATTTACCTGTAACTATTGACGGATCTCCTACTACTGTAACTATAAGTAATCCTACAATGGCAACTGGAGGTTCTAAATCAGAAACTGTAGAGCATGCTAAAAAATGGGGTCCTTATTTCTTTAAGACTCAATACCGAGCTGTAACCGGGGAAGACTATACCACCTTCGCAAATCATTTTATTAGTACCGCAGGGCAGACTGGAAAAGCAATGGCTGTTCTTCGTAGTTCAGGAGCTGGAAGTAATATGATAGATATTTACACTGTAGGATTTGGTAGAACAGTAGCAGGAGCCCAAACTCAACTACAGAGATCATCTCTTGTATACAAGCAGGAACTATTAACCTACCTAAACGAGTATAAAATGATAACCGACCAGATTACTATTGTAGATGGTCTAGTTAGAACTTTAAACTTAGACGTAACTATTTTCTTAGATAAACCTCATAAGATATATGAGGAAGATATTAAGAGAAAAGCTATCGGACGTATGTTAAACTTTTTCGATGTAGATAAACGCGAGTTTGGGGAAGACCTTAGACTTGATGAATTAAATAGAGCTCTGTTTGAAATACCTGAAATTAGATTTTCCTCGATAGATAATTTGAAAGAAACTGTTAAATTGGATTTCAATGAAATCCTACAGCTGAATAACGTTCAAGTAAAAGTAACTTACGTATAAGGAATGGTTAAAAAATCAGGATCAGATGGTGTAGGTAAATTACAAAAAACCTTATATCAGCACAATTATATTGATGTAATTACTAATATTACACCTGATGTATATGCGGATACTGACTTCGCATTATATGGAAGTGAGGAGGACGTACTATACTCGGTACTTGGAAAAGTTTTAAATGTTGTAGACACTATAGATGGAATCTTTGATGTATCTGCCACTGCCGCATCTTCACTACACCAAAGGTTTATACCTAGGAATAATCTGACGAATATACGTCCATACATATTTGATCAAAAGATATTAAAACCTTTAGGTAGATCTTTAGCAGACTTTACCTCTAAGGACCAATTTACATCTTTTTTATCGGGTGTTTTACTCCCTGAAATTGTTCTAAATAAACCCTCTAGTAAGTTTACTGAAGCTGTAGGGGACTTTATAGATGAGACTATTACTGACGCATCAGCCACCCACCAATACTTGTTAGATACCCTATCGTGGTTCTACGTATTAAATTCATCTAGTACCGTCGTAGGGGGAGTAGCCCCTTCTTCACTTCTAGTATCATCTCTTTCTAATTTATGGGAAGGAACAACTCTTACCGAAAAGGAGGGAGTCTCTTTAATATTTGAATACCTTTGGACTAACAGAGAGTTAAGTACCCCGTTTTATAATTACCTACCTAGGCACTTCTCCCAATCAAATTCCCAAGTTTCCAGTAATTTACATACCTCAGGAACTCAGCAATGGGACAACCTTGAAACATTACTGCATGTATGGTACAATCCCCACGATGAGAGCTCTACAGTACTAGATGACTATCTAGATTTGTTTATAAATAATAATACATTTACCCCTAAACAAATACAAGCAGGAGCTCTTACTAAATTTTTACAAGCAATTAGTTTTGGGTTTTATGATGTTAATTCTACTATTGAGGATTTGGGAAACTTAGTAGACATAGAAAGATGCCCCGCTGAATTCCTCCCACAGTTAGCCGCCTTAATTGGGTGGAAACTTATGACGGGAGATGTAGATAGATGGAGAGCTCAACTAAGAAAAGCTGTATATCTGTATAAAGGTAAAGGTACTAGAAAATCCCTAGAGGAAGCTTTGGAGTTAGTATTTTCAGCATCGGCTATAATTCCTACAGAGGAAATTCATGAGACGTGGGAAATGTATCTCCCTAGAATGATTTACTATTTAATCGCTACTGCGTCCGAGACCCTAAACAGTGACAGGCTAAGCCCTGACAGTTTTAAAGGAATTCCGTCCAATAGGTTCTCAGATACTAACTTAGATTTAAATTACAGGGCTGCTACTGATTACGTTTTAGAGGTTCTGCACGCTAACACTCCCCCAGACCATGTCCGTACTGAGGGTGGGTGTATTTATATAAACCGTAAAAAGTTTAACCTATCATCGTGGGATCCTGGGGACACAGGCTTTACAGGATTTACACATAGAGGCTTCCCAGACTGCCCCGTACCTCCATGGGAAGACGATAGATTCTATGACAATGCGTATATTACAAAAGCTCAAGTTGAAATTCTGAATGATATACTCACGTCTCCTGCGTCATCTACAAGCACCAACTCCCCTAGAGGAGGTTTAGAAATTCCTGTAAGTTATGTTAGCACTTTATCAGGGATACTAGTTCACGATGATATAGATATTTGGTCATCCTTATCCCCTTCAGCTTTATACCATCAAAGTTGGAACCATAAATGGAAGTTCTACAGTGAGAAGTATTCAAAACCGCCTAACCTATCAGAGGTAATAGCCGAAGGAAATCCTAAGAAGATTGGACTTTTCGACCATTGGCAGTCAAAGAGTTCAATGCTTACCTCACGAGTATACATTCAAAAATTTAACACTTTAAGCGAGAGGCTTATAGAGGATGGTATACCCGCTGACCCTGAAAAGATACTTGAAAATATTCAACAAGTATTTAAACAATTTACACCTTTCCACGTACTTACTAAGATATTTGAACTTATACTTTATACTGATGAATATAGTCCAATAGATGTACCTATATGCCCGTATATTAAACATGATGTATTTGATTTATCGCCTTCCGGAGATTTTGATCATTACATACTTAATAATTTAACCCCCTCAAGTATATCTATTGAGCAGCTTTACAGCATCGCCACGTTAAGCAGTACAGATACCTCTGCTAATTATTCTATAACTACACACCCGGATACTCCAAGAGCTTCAGGAAGGAGAAGGAATTTAAAATATTTGAATACCTTTAAGTATTTCACTAGGAACGGAAAAGCTATGCCTTTACATAGAAACGCTGTACTAGGAAAGGACGCCTCAGCGTATGACGGATTAGGCGTACACACGTCAGAATTCATCCCTCTAGGTTATAATTTCTCATCAGGTAAATACTTTTCCACCTCAGGATCCTTTAAAGGGGTATACGACGCATCTAATGATTTATCAATGTCGGCACTCCCCTTGCACTTTAGAGGAGGTCCTGGAGTTCCTGGAACAGAAGTTTACTTGCCCGATGGCCGAGGTAGTCTAGTACATAGCACCTCTACGCATGAAGGAGTGACAGTTTCCTCAACCTTCCCATGTCGAGCACCTTTCACTCACCTTTGTGTATCCGTCCCCCTTAGGGGATCTTTGAAAGGGATTAAACAGGTTATAATTTCTTCTCTTATTAGGCAAGGTAAAACCGATGATTTTAGTGATAAGACTTTAAATAACTTTAAATTTGGGGATGCTTTAATGTCCGATTATTATAGTACTAGTGGGGTTTTAGAAAACTCAACGCTTATAAATAATGAAGATAATAAATACTCCGAAAACGATATAAAAATAATTTATTCACACTTTAACGAGATGGTTGCTAATAACGCTACCAGAGCACCTGTTACTGGCTCATCACAAGAACAAATGTTCCAGATCACTGGGGGATCTAGAGGTTACTATTTAGATCATTACGGTACTGATGATCCTGGAACTTATGGTCTTACTACTTCTGGAAGTATATCCACTCTCGCAAATACCGCTGAATCTGGTATACTATTTAACTTAAACGACGATTAATGAAAGGCTACGTTGAAATTTATCAAGGAAATCCCACTGAGAATAATTTAATTTTCAGTGAGGGTAATCTTATAGTAGACTCTGCTGGAGAGCATGTAGTTGATGTATTTACAACCTTGTACACTCCCTCAGCGCTAGGAAGCACAGTCCCTTTAAGTACCTCATCTATTGGCATTAAAGCTATTACTTTAGGATGTGCGCAATCGTCATTAGGGTATGCTCCTAGTGGGATATCACCCGCCGAAGCTTCAGTACCTCTAATTCCTATAATCCCTACACCTTTGGATACAACCTTACAGCCTCCTGTAATGGATTCCACAACATCTGGACCAGGGCATAGGGGACATTTTCTCAACTATATTAATTTCTCAGGAACTTACAATTTAACAGGTACTGAGTCCTTAAACTATGGATGCTACCACCCATCTGGAGTTTTAAACGATACCAGTTCTATTAACAGTGATGGCTTTATAATAGAGTCCAGAGTGGCTAGAGCGTCACAAATCTTCTACGACGCCAGCGCTGGGTTTGTAGTATCTGGGGTTGGGGATGTAAGTGCTACAAGAGAAGTTAAATATATTTTAACATTAAGCCACGATGAGTGGCAACTTTTAGATGATGTTTATGGAGGTTTAGGGGTTATAGGGCTTTGGACCTTAGATTCGGAGAAAACCTTAAACAATTATGCAGAAGGAGCTACAGTGTCCGATATATCACTATATAATGTAACGGATATTTACAAGAACCCAGTATTTAAACTATTCGCGAAAAAGGTATTCCTCCCAGGAGGTTTAAAACTACTAGATCCTGCTTCAAATGATAGTATATCTATAGTATGGAGTATTAAATTTTAATGACAACATTCACAGAACAATTAGAGCCTAAAGGGCACCTGGAGATTATTAAAGTCTTCCCTGATAACACTACAGAAGTAGTGTTAGACGATCATAATATTATCACACACGGTATGGGGATAACCTTAGCGGGTATGTTTAGCCACGACGATACGTCTGATTCATTTGATAATTTTGCTATACCTTATTTTCAGGTAGGGGACGGGTCTTCAGTAATGGCTTCGAGTTTACAGTTATTAGATTCCCCTTTAAGTAGTGGAGAGTACGGTAGTACTGAAATGTCGATAAGCTCGATTAACATCCAAGGGACAGCCAATCCCCAGTCTGTTATAGTAATGAACCCCGCTTATATTTTTAAAGCCTCGGTGGATAAGGTTACTTATTCCATAACTCTAGATGAGATTACTGCAAACGGTATTGAGATTTCAGAAGTAGGGTTATTTAGTAAAAATCCTTACTTATCATCCCCCCCTGTAGCCTTTATGTGCGCTTATAGAAGTTTTACAGCAATACCCAAAAGAGATTCCTATACTCTTATATTTAACTGGACATTAGAATTTTAAATCATGATTAACGACGTAACAGGTGGAACCTACTTAATTGAGTACCCTTCAGAGTACTTAGTGGATATACGAAAATACCACGCATCTCAATTTTATAACTGGGAGCAAGATAATATTCCAATTACAGACTTGGAGACCAGAACTAATACTCTAGGTGCTGCTTTAGGGTTATTCGCTGACGATATACCTGGAGTTTCTATGATTGTAGATGGTACTGATGTATCCTCCTCCTCAAGGTATGTAAACGTCGCAACTGCATTAGCACTACTACCTAAAACTATAACCTTCCCGGTTCTAATCGAAGTATGCTCTTATGGTGATTTAGGGGACCTAGCCCTTGAAAATTTCAACCTTAAAGGACGCGGAAGTCTTGAAATTATTAATAGGAATTACTCCGCTGACACCCCCGGCACAACAGCTGCTGTAGCCGCTAAAATTAGTGGAGTAACATCTAAGAGCGGATACCCTTGGGGTGCAGAGATAAGCCCTTCATCCATATATTCCCAGTCCTTATGGTACGACCTTAGCTCTGCTAAGGATCATCGCAATGATATTAACTGTTACTCTATGTCATCATGGAATAATAATGCTAAATTTATATCTTTCCCTCATTTAGATTCATCTAAAAGCATGAGCGAACCTTTGTTTCATGTTTCAGGAGTAGGTACTGGAGATTTTTTAACGGCTACTACAAACGCAGACTTTATATTCAGTGGTCTTAACTATTCGGATACTACATTATCCGCAGACTCTAACCCTAATGAGTACGCCACATCAGGGCAAACCTCATTCAGAAGTACTTCATATCATACAGCTCCAGGAGTTAATGATACAGGTATAGTAACTTATGCATACGGCAATCATTTCAGTAAAGTTAAAGTTGAAAATTGTAAAGGATCCCAAATTCAGATTAAAGGTTTTTGTGTAGATGGTGGAGGTTTAAATTCTGATCTTAATGTAGCTCATACTAATCCTGTAGGTTTTGATATCCAAAATTCAGATGTAGTTTTAACATCGTGCGCATCTTTTAGAAATTCCGATGTAGGTTTTAGGGTAGCCAATTCAAGCGTATTAATCGAGGGAGGAATAGTAGGTCACCGAAATTACCCTTTTGACGGGAGTAGTAGACAAGGTATTGATGGGGTTGATGAGTACGATATTTGGAATTTAGATTATAAAGGTCATGGCTTTGAAGCTTACCGATCACATATTACGTTTGATCCGGATTCTGATCCACAAAACTCTGCCTCTACATCACACCTAGGAAAGCATGGGTTTGTAATGAGTGATAATAACGGAGATGGCTGGCATTTCGATAGTTGTAAAATATCAGGAGGTGTTGGAGGTCACAATACCGGAGCCGAACAAGGCGCAGGACCTTTAGACTACCAAACAACTCAAATTACAGCAATGTTTAATAAAGGTAATGGCATTACGTTCGACGATTCACAGTCTACTTACACCGGGATGCTAAGAACTCAAGGCAACGAAGATAATGGAGTGTCTATGGTTAAGTCCAAAATTGGAGTTATGGGAGTCATATCAGAACTTAATAACCATGTAGGTTTGAAGATTGAGTCTTCTGAATTTGTTTATAATTTAGGCTCTACTGAATTTACCACTGCTTACGATAGTAACTTAACTACGTGGGAAACTCGCGCCGGACATTCTTTTCTAACCCCTGCGATTTGCGTTCAAGATAATGGTACTAGTAATCTTAAAATAGCAAACAACTCTAAGTTTACTAATTATCCTCTACAGTACCAAGGTAGAAGATCCGGATTAATCGGAGGTAGATCTAGATCTACCTCTACATGGGCTATGCAAGCTGCGAATGGAAATATTGAGAATTATTTAAGTGTTTCTAGTTACGAGAAAGGTAACTTACCTTTAGTACATGTAACCGATAATTCTTATGCTAGACTTTTAGGACTA